GCCCGCGCACTGGTGTCGCAAGAGTTTGCGCAGAGGGACGCGCAAGCACAAGCGGCAGCGGCGCAAGCAAGCCTCGATGCAACTGTTTCCAAGGTCATCGAGGCATATCCGTTCTTGGATTCGACCAAGCCGACCGCCAACGCTGAAGCCATCGCTGATGTTGTGACCTGGCGCGACGCCCTTGTCGCGAAAGGCGCGCCGATGCACGTAGCGCTCGCCCAGGCAGCGGCAAAGTTCGCCCCGATCTACGCAGATCCGAAGCCCGCCCCGGTTGCGTCAGTGGCCGAAAAAGCTGCCGAAGCCATCGCCAAAGCCAAGGCCACGATCCCAACAAGCATGTCGTCCATCCCGTCATCGGCCACGCCACACCACGACGAGGCCGGCGCGATTCTTGAAATGAACCCGCTCGAGCTGCAAGCCAAGTTCATGTCGATGTCACCCGACCAGATCGAAAAGCTGCTGGCACGAGCCATTTAACACCCATGCCCGCCGTGATGGCGCGCTAGTCCCTACGCAGGAGAAAAAAAATGCCGGCTACACGAATCAATTATGGCGACGCGCAAGCGATCCGCATCCAGTCGGCGGGACTCTTCGCCGCTTCCATTCAGCGCCAAACGCTGATCAATCGCCTGACCGGCAAGCTGCCGCAGCAGGCCGATGTCGAAAACAAGCTGCGCTTTCAGTCGACGTCCGACTACCCCGTTGTGCGCTGCCAGGACTTGAGCCGGCGCGCCGGCGATGAAGTTACCTTCGACTTGCTCCAGCCGATCGGAGGAAAACCCATCATGGGCGACGCCTACGCCGAGGGCAATGGCGACAAGATGGATTTCGCCAACGACTCGCTGCGCATCAACCAGTATCGCAAGCCGATCAGCGCTGGCGGCCGCATGTCGCAGCAGCGCACCGTGCATCAACTGCGCCCGCTGGCCCGCGCACAGGGCCTGAACTACATCAAGTCCCTGGAAGATCAGGCCGCGCTGGTGCATCTGGCAGGCGCCCGCGGCTTCGACAACAACATCGAATGGAAGATCCCGCTCGCGTCTGATGCCGACTTCGCATCGATCATGATCAATCCGGTGCGCGCCCCGACGCGCAACCGGCATTACCTGGCCAGTTCCGGTTCACTGAAGAAGGTGGTCGCATCAGGCAACGAGATCACGATCGCATCCACCGACGTGATGAGCGCCGACGTGGTCGACGCGATCCGCACCAAACTGGATTCGATGCCGCTGCCACCGCCGAGCGTCAAGTTCGACGGCGACCAGATGGCCGACGACATGCCGACGCGAGTTCTGCTGGTGTCGAGCGAGCAATACACCGCCATCGTCCAGAGCACGAATTTCCGCACGTTCCAGGCCAACGCAATGGCCCGTGCCTCGATGGCCAAGAACAACCCGCTGTTTCTCGGCGAGGCCGGCCTGTGGAACGGCATTCTGATCGTCAAGATGCCGAAACCGATCCGCTTCTTTGCCGGCGACTCTCTGCGCTGGTGCGCATCCGCGACTTCGACGACCGAGACCGCCACCGACCTGGTTCCCGCCGCATTCAGCACGACCTATGCCATTGACCGCGCCATTCTGCTTGGCGGTCAGGCGCTAGCCGAAGCCTACGGTAATGCCATGTCTCGCGGAGAGTCGCTGGATACGTCCTACTCGTGGTCCGAGAAGTTCCTCGACCACGATAACTCGCCCGAGAGCTGCGTGGGCGCCGTCGGCGGCAAGTCGAAAATCCGCTTCAACATGGATTTCGGCACTGGTCTCGAATACACAGACTTCGGCGTAATGGCGATCGACACCGTTATCAAGCTGATCCCGTAAGCAACCCCGCACACAGCACCGCCGGCTAGCTCCGGCGCGTCAGGAGAAACAAAAATGGCAACAGTTACCAAAAAGTACATTCGCAACGCCCGGAGCCAAGCAGCGCCCTACGGAAACGCCTGGCGTCAGCGCTACAACCTCACGACCAACGCCAGCGGCGTGCTTGTCGATAGCGATCAGGCGACGGCTATTGCAGTCAGCGACATCGTTCGGCTCGGCATCCTTCCCGCCGGCATCGAGCTTCATGATGCCATCGCGATAATTTCTGATGCTTTCACTGCGTCGACAACGTTCAAGCTCGGTTTCCAGTACGTCGACGGTGTCGACGTGACAGCCGTTCCGCAGGATGACGACTTCTTCATCATCGCCGGTGCTTCGCTCGCAACCGCCGCGCGACTTGTGGCTACCGGCATCGCCGCTCCGGTCGTGCTTCCCAAGGACGCCTACCTGATCCTGACCAACGCCGGCGCCAATCACGCTTCGGTCGGCATCGTGGATTTCATTATCCGCGGTCAATCGGTCGGCGTGTAACACCACGGCCGGCGTTGTCCGGCCTGCTTTATCAGCAGGGGCAAATCATGAGTCAGGAAATCAACGTCGTGCAGCGCACCGCAGGCGTATTCGTTCGGTACGTCGGCAAGACCGAAACCTATCCGGACAACTTGTTCGGAACTGGTCTTTGGTCGCAAGGCGAGGTTAAGGAAGTGGTGCCCGACGTGGCGATGCGGATGTTTCGCCACCCGGACCAGTACGTCCAGACCGAGCAGGCCGAAAGCGGCACCGATGCGGTTGCAGTCGGAAGCCTGCCAGTCGATCGGTCGGCCGCCGAAGAGAGCGACGACCAGAAGTTGCGCGACTCGATCAGCCGGATGGGCGCAGAACAGGTGCGGCAGTACATCGCCGAGAATTTCCGGCAGAAAGTCGACGGCCGGCTCGGGCTTGATGCGCTGCGCCAGAAAGCCGTCCAGTTGATTGACCAGTACGGGACGAGTTGATGACCCTTGCCCAAATGATGGCCGTGTTCAACAGCGAGGAACGCAACAACATCACCCCGCCGCTGTGGGAGTCGACCGACATCAAGCGATGGTTCAACGAGGCCGAGCAGGAAGCCGCGGTTCGCGGCAATCTGATCTTCGATACGGACTCGGCAACACTTGCCGCCGACGCCACTTCCGTTGCGCTCGATGCCGGAATCTACGATGTAGAGCGCGTTTTCCTTTCGGTATCCGGCGGCACGCCGTTCGAGATCACTCCGACCGACAGGCGCGAGCAGGACAGGATATCAAGCAACTGGCGCACCACGACCGGCCAGCCGACGCAGTTCATCCACGATGACACGAGACTGGTATTCAACCGGATTGCAGACGCTGCTTACACGGTCAGTATCGAAGGATTCCGCCTTCCTGCCGCTGATATGGTGGCCGATGCTGACACTCCGGAAATAGCCAGAATTCACCATTCAAAGCTGATCGAGTGGGTTCGCTATCGCGCGTACTCGATCCCCGACAACGACCGGCAAGACAATCAAAAGGCGGCAACGGCGCTTGCCGTGTTCACAGACTACTTCGGGCCGCGCCCGCCGGCAAACGAAAGCCGAGCGCGCAACGCCAACCGCCCGCACAGAGTAAAGGCATGGATATGAGCGAATACTTCACAGGGTACCCGAGCGATCATGAGGCGTTTGTGAGGATTGTTGATCCAAGCAACTACACAGTGGCGGTCACAAACCTATCAAGGGGCACAATTCCAGTCCGAGCTGGTCTGAATTGGGCGCAGAACTTCGTGGCCGAGCAAGCGACAGCGACGGAGACCATTGCTGCGTCAAGAAACCTTGTTTTCAATGACTCGGGGAAGTTTCTTGTTTGCGACTCCGGCAGCGCAATCGCTCTCACTGTGCCATCTGACGCAACTGCAGGATGGACCGGAGCAGTCACCATCGCCGCCTGCCGCAAAGGCGTTGGCGCTGTGACCTTCGCAGCCGGCGCAGGAGTAACGCTTCGTGGAAACCTCGCTACGCCGGCGCAGTACGGCAGCAAGGGCATCGTGCGCATCGGCGCAAATGAGTGGACGGTCATCGCATGAACCCGTGGATTCCTCACCTGCTGCGGGCTGGTGGCGGAAGTGGAGGAGCTGTGCTTCCGCCTACTGGCCGTACCATGCTAGCGAACCTTACTTCTTCGCTGATCCTGGACGAAGGCACTGGGGGTCCTACGTGGTCACGTGCTACGAAAGCCTGGGGCTTCAACGAGCTTGGGTATCTGGAGGAGATAGCTAGTGGCTGCGCGTTCTTCGGCGGGGCTAGGTTGGTGCGGAATCTCGTACCGACACCCTCGAATACACTCGCCGTCGCTGGAACGAAGACAGTAACTTTAACTCAAGCCGCTACACTACAGTTCAGTATGGGAGCGGGTGCAGGAACAGCGACATTCTCTGGAACTGGTGGGGCGTCAGGAACACTAGCTGCCGGCGCGAGCAGAGTGAGCGTCAATAAGACGGTTACAGCCGGAACATTTATTGTAACAGCGTCAGTCGACGCCCTTGTCGATTTGTCGGTTGTAGACGTCACCAACTACGACGCCTCTTACATCCCCGAGTATGTCTCAGTCGGCGTAGAAGCTTCTCCTTACTTCGGAGCAGGTATCGACGGGGCCAAATACTTCGAGACAGACTGGCAAGGCGCACCTATCCCAACGGATAATCTTCTCGGGTTCAGGAGAGAAGCGGCGGCGACGAATAATATTAAATATTGTCGTGATTTAACACAAGGTTCAATTACTGGGTCTAATCTTTGGGTCACAGAATCTTACGGCGACGAATTAGTCACAAATGGAACATTTGATACAGATACGACCGGATGGACTTTTGCGAACGCATCTGGAGCTGTAGTGGCAGGTCAGTTAGTCGTGACGAAGGTTGGTGGCAGTGCCCCAGCTGCTAGAACTACCATATCTACAACCATAGGCCAAAGTTATCAAATCTCTCTTGATTTTGTCGGTGATACATCTACTAAATCATTATATCTAAGAGTTGGTACAATCGCTGAGTCGTTTAATCTTGTACCAAATGTCAGTATGGGATCGTCATCAGCCAGTGGACTAAAATATAACTTTATTGCCGCCACTACAACAACACATATCCAAATTAATGGAGCGGATTCGTACGGTGCAGGAGAAACATTCACGATTGATAACGTGTCTGTTAAAACCTCGAAAATAGCTGTTAGGTTAAATGCAACTGGCATTGACGGAATCGCAAACACCGCCACCACGCTAACCGCCACCGCAGCAGACGCCATCATTCTGCAACCGATCTCACTAGCTTCTGCGGCTCGTTGTGCCTCGGCTTATGTCAAGCGCAGAACAGG